CGCGCCGTCGCCGCCCTGTGACGCTGAAACGCCTGGCGCTGCTGTTCTTCGACGGCGTCGAACGTCCGACGCAGTGTCTGCCCGGTCATTTGCAGGTCGGCGCCGAACCGCTGCACGGCCTCGCCCCGCTGAGCCAGGGACCGCGTCTCGGTGTCGATGGCATCGGCGACCACACGGAAACGCTGCAGTGTGGCGCCGCCCACGGCCCGGGTCGCTTCCAGCTCCCCGGACGGCAGTGGCGCCGGGGCGAACACGCCGTTGCCCGATGCCAGCCCGACCGAGCTGAACTCTCGCCTTACATTGATCGGCATATCGATGTCCGGTTGAAGAGGCCGTGGCGGTTAGGCCGGCGAAATCTCGTATTTGCGCGACAGGTAGCGCTCGATCAGGGCCCGGTCGGCATCCGGCACGGCGTGGTCATAGACGATCAGCGCGGCGATCCTGCCCTTGAAGTAATTGGCCAGCACATGGTTGCTGATGGCAGCGCCTATGCTGAACTGGTTCAGTGACTGCGTCGTCGCACTGGCGTTGTAGGTCGTGTTCAGGACGACGGCCCCGTCTTCCCAGGATTTCAGCGCCGCGTTGGCACCGCCGGCATAGGTCAGGCTGATGACGTGGGCATCGGCGTCGGCACCAGCGGCGACGGCTTCCCCCTCCGGGCTGCCGTTGTCGTCCCGCGAAATGAAGCCGTAGTTGCCGGCGTTCTGCCGCCACTCGATGACTGGCGTGCCCGATGCCTGGTTGCCGGCGCCGAACCATGCGTATGTGCCAGCAGCATCGTCGGCCTGCGCCACGATGAACAGCGAGAACGCACCGCGGTCGCTGAACGGATTGAGCCCACTGAAGTCCAGCGCGAACTTGTCGTTCACACCGTCGAACACCAGTGCCGGCCTGCCGTTGATGCCGTCCGCGACCCAATCGGGCACCGTACCCGCCGTGGCATTGCTGGCATTGGGGTTGGTACCGGACAGGTCTTCGATGAGAATCGACGAATTGTCGACCCACGTTACACCAGCCTCGGCATCAAGCCACAGAGCACAGCCGGAGACATCGGTCGGCAACCACTGACGAAGGCGACCGAGCGATAGCAGGGCGTCTCCGTCGATCGTTCTCGGGAAGAACGTGAAGCGTCTGCAGTGCATGTCGGCCTGATTGGTACCGATACGGTTCTGGCACAGCGAGAAGCGATCGACAGTCGGCGCGTCGGCAGAGTAGTCGCTGTGGATCAGCACGCCGTCGAGCACGAGCTCGAACAGGTTCGTTCCGAAGGTTGCGGCGACGACGTGCTCGCTGCCTTCCTCCCAAGCGTCTCCGAGCATGTTGGGGGTAAATTGCGTCACCCCGCCGGTCCTCGCGTAGACGCCTGGTTGGCTTAGACTCCCGTCCATCCAGACCTGCCAGCGCTCATCGGTTGTGCCGTCGGTCATATCCCAAAGCTGGCGGGTGCTGCCACCGGACCAGTCCATATGACCCTGCCAGCGCACGGCGCCGACGTTCGTGCTCTGAATTGGCAGGTCGATCAGGACATCAGCATTTCGTGTGACGGGCGTACCGGTCGCGTTGAATATCGGCGACGATGGCGTTTCGCCTGGTTCAGCTTGCGCGTGAAACAGGTGCACGCCGCTGGACCCGTCTCCGTCGTAGACCAGTCCGCCATCGCCACTAGCCAGGGCGACGTTGTACTCACACGACGCAGAAGCAGCCATGGTGACGGTGAGCGAGAACCGATACCAGCCATCACCCCAGTCTTCTACGACGTGCATGACACCGCCGTTGCCGCCCGCACCCCAGGCACCATTCGAAAGGTTCATATAGCGGGTGGCAACGACAGACGAACCATCATATGGCCTCAGAGCAAGCCACGAACGCTCGGCAGCTTTCGCGAACACGCTGAAGGTCCATGAAGCTGCGGTGCCTGTGAATTGCTGGAACAGACCGTGACTGTTTGCGGCAGTCGCGTCCTCGATCAGCTTGTCCGCACTGTTCGAGCCGTCCGGCGACAACGCTGATGATGCAGACACGGACGACCGGAACTTGATCCAGTTGGCATTCTCAAACTGCGACACGTTGAGAAGCGTTTGAGTTCTTTCCCGCTCAACCAGCAAACCCTTGCACCTGCCGTGCCGATCGTGGCCGAAACGCGCCTTGCCGCTGGCCACGCTCACGACGCCACCGCCAGTATCGCGCGATGTGGCGACGGTCGCTCGGCTCAGCGCGTTCCTGACAGCGGTCGGCAGATGGCCGGCGGCGAAGTTCCAGTCGAACTCCGGCTCGCCGATGCCGGGGATGCCGTGCCATGGTACGGACACTTGGCCGGCAACCGCCCTGGCGATACGGCGTTTCAGCGTCACTGCACGACCCGCGCATCGGCGCTGCCGCTGGTGTAGTCGCCGGTGGCGAAGGTGACCCGCCAGGCGAAGCCGGCCGGCACGTCGATCATGTGCGCGCCGTTGGTCGCGAAGGTGGCGTTGCCGCCGTCGGCCTCGAGCCAGTTCTCCCCGGCGTCCGCAGCCGGACGCTGTTGCAGGGTCAGCGTTCCCGACCAGGTGCCTGACAGCAGCACCGTCGCGGGGCCCCTGTCGAGCACCACGGCCGTCGTCGCCGCGCCCGCGCTGCCGAGGCTCTCCGTCGTCCCGGCGCCGCTGTCCCGGTAGAATTCACTCATCTCTTGCTCCTTTGTCTACAACTTGGCGATCTCGCCCAGCAGCCCGCCGGCGCCACGGATCACGTCGCCCAGCCCGTCGATGCGGGTCGTCCCGGCCGAGGTCCTGGCTGCCGAGGCGCGCGCCGCGGCCGCCGTCTCCGATGCATCGGCGTTGATCGCCGCCACCTGCCGGCGCGCCTCCGAGCGGAACCTCGTCTGCCGCTCGACCTGGCTCTTCTGCAGGCTGAACATCCGCGCCTGGTCGGTCTGTTGCGCCACCGAACGTTCGGTGTTCAGGTTCATGAGGAACAGGTCGCGCTCCATCTCCGCCACCTGCTCGAGGATCACATCGTTGGTGCTCCCGGTGAGTCGTGCGCCAGTGGCGGCGAACTGCGCGACCACCGACTTCACCTGCCGCTCCCAGGCGCGCCTGGCCTGCTCCGCCGCAGCCTCACCGGCCCGGCGCTCCCAGGCGGCATTCGACAGCGCCACCTGCTCGTTGAACGCCAGCACGTCGGCCGCGTCGCGGCCTTCCGCCTCGATCAGCTGGGCCTCGGTCTCGCCAATGGCGAGGATCGCCCCGCGCTCCTCCTCCGACAGCTCTTCGATCCGCACCGCTTGCCGGTCGAACGCATCCGCTGTCCGCTGTGCGCCAATGAACGAGGTGACCACACCGGCGGCCTGCGTGGCGATGCCGATGCCCTGGACGATGCCGGACAGACCGGAAAGGAAGCTCATGCGACGGACCTCGGCATGCTCGTCCGCATGGTCGTGCTAGTCTGCCGGCGTCGACCGGCCAGCCGACGGCAACGCCAGGCGGTACGGCGAATTGATGGAACCCGCGAACGGATGGAAGGCTTCAAAGCGAAAGACGAAGACGGCGTCGACGTCGTCTACCCATTCGGGATTTTCGGCAAAGGCTACCGCCTACCCGATGCCAACGCGAAGCAACGACTTGAGCAAGTCGACGCCAAGGCGATCAGGATTTTGGGTGCCTGCATGTTTGCCGTCCTCATTGTTCTTCTGATTGTGGGCTACGCGCCGCACAACACGCCGGAAATCGTTTGGTTGCGCTACGGCCTCGCCGTAATCGGCGACTACGTGCCGATGGACCTGGCACCGGGCATGGCAATGTTCCTACCGGCGCTCGCATATTCGATCATTGGTAGAAGAGCCGCGGTGCGGACCTTGGAACCGGCCAGAAAACAACTGACGGCCGGCGAACGGCTAAGTCGCCATAGCCGTCTAGGCCGGATCAGATGGGTTCGCATTTCGACCGCTGGCCTGGCTTTGAGCGCCATATTGGCGATGGTGATTCTGATCCCCGTCCTGTCAGCGCCGCCGGTCAATCCCGAGACCCGCGCCATGGCGTGGACTTTCGTCGCTGGCATGCTGGCCCTTTTTGTCGTGTTTGCCATCCTTGTCAGGTGGTCGAGCAGAAAGGCGACTGATCTGCACAACCCGCCGGCTAACGATCGGCAGGAACCGAGGGATTCCTGACAACTGATACCTGACATCTGACGTCCGACTTCTGCTACCGGTGCGCTTCCATCTCCATCACCACCGCCAGGATGGTCGCCGGCAGCGGATTCGGTTGGGTGATCTTCACCGTCGCGTCGGACCACGAGGTCGGTGCCGGCAGTTCCTTGTCACCGGTGAACGGTGGGATCGGCTGGGCGACGTCGTCCGACACGCGACGGAACGGGATCTCGAACCCCGCGGTGCGCGACGAGGCCGTCGCCTGGATGCCGATGGTGTTGAGGAAGCGCAGCACCACCCGAGCGACGCTCTTCGCCGCGCCGATGCTGGTGCCGTCCTCGAGCGCCAGTTCCAGCGGCATCAGCTCCAGCTCCGGCGTGAAGCTCAGGCCGATCTGCACCGCGGAGGCGGCGACATCCAGCGTGATCGCACCCGCGCTCACCGTCTTGGTCCCCACCGGCGAGCCGTCCGCCAGGATGCTGACCGTCTCGCCCTCCAGGTGATCGAGGCCGGACCAAGTCACCTCCGGGCTGCCGGCGCTGCCTGTCAGGGCACTGTCGAGGAACAGGCTGGGATCGAAGAATTCGACGTAACGGACGGTGGTACCGTTGATGGTGCGCCGGACCACGCACCAGACCTCGTCGCCGTTCGCACCCGGGATCACCGTGACGCTTTCGAACGCGCCGTCGGTGACCTGCCGGGCCCAGGCGCTGACCAGTTCCTGCGGGTCGTAGGTGAAGCTCGCCAGCACGCCGTCGCCGCGTGCGCACCACAACACCCGGTCGATCGCCTCCAGGTCGGTACCTTGGTAGGCCCCGGCCCAGCCCTGCTCCTGCCAGACCATCTCCGCCACCCCGGTGTCGATCACGTGGTCCGACACCAGCGACAGGTGGGCGGCGACGAACTGGCTCTCTGCATCGTCGAAGCGCATGTCGCGCAGTTCGCGTCCGCGCGACGAACTGTTGCCGCGGCGCTCGATGTAGAGCACGCGGTTGTCGACCTCGGCCGGGTCGCGGTCGTCGGCGCCGGCGGTGATCCGCCGCTTGATGGTGAAGTTCGACACGGTCACCGGCGACGAGGCCGGGCGGTCGACCACCCAGATGCCGCCGGTGGTGCCGACCACCAGGTCGGTGCCGCCGACGACCCAGCGGATCGGGTTGGCCTGGCGGGCGAAGATGTCCTTGGTGAAGCCGTCCGAGTCACCCGTGCCGGTGGTCATGTCCTGTACGTTGGCCGACTTGGAGAACCACAGCCGCTGCGGCCTGTTGGCCGAGTAGCCGAAGACGATGCGCTGCTCGAAGAAGGCGACGGCGGCGGGGAAGTCGTCGGGTGCCATGAACGGATCACCGGCCGGCACGTAGGGCGTCAGCGACCAGGCGGCATGCCCCGTCCGGGTCAGCTCGCGCGGTTTGTGCCGGGGATGCACCAGTCACATGGTGTCGGCGTCCTGCACGAACTTGAGGGTGAACAGGTCCGCCTCGCCGTAGGGCGTGGCGATCTCCACTACGGCATCGTCGATCAGCGACACGTTGTCGACGAAGTGGTTGGCGTTCTCCTCGTTGCGGAACTGCAGGTAGACCGTCGCCGCACCGCCCAGATCGAATTCCCGGCAGTGATAGCCGGTCTGCAGCACCGTGTCGGCGAGGATGTCGTTGGCGCCGGATGAGGTGCCGACCCGGAGCTTCACCGTGCCGGCGTTGCTGTCACCCTGGACCTCCAGCTTCACGACGTGCTCGACATTGCGGAAGGCGGCGCCGATCGCCACTGCCTGCTCCGCGATCGCGATGTCACTGCCGTTGCCGCTCAGCTGCAGCCGCTGGTTCCCGGCGTCGTAGCCGATCGAGGCCGTGCCGGTGGATTTGTCGCTCCAGCCGGAGATCCCGGCATCGAAGGTACCGTTGCTGATCGCCGCATCCGTCGCTTCGGCCACCACCTGGCCCCGCTCGCGGAACACGCGCATGGCCTGGTCGGCGAACTCCAGGGCGTAGCTGTCGGTGATGTTGAACACGAACGGCAGCAGCCGACTCACCGATGTCGCGTCCTTTGCTGCGGCCACGTAGCGCAAGCCAGGTCGCACCGTCGCCCCGCCATGGCTCAGCGGCAGCCAGTTCTGCATCGTCCGGCAGCCCTGGTAGTACTGCGTCAGGTCGATCCGCCCACGCATGCGTGGGCTTAGTTCACCACGGGTGAACTGGTTCTGGATCACCGAGGCTCGGGCCATGGCTACCCCCTCGCCGCCACGAACACCCCCGCCTCCGGCGCGTCCTGGTCGCCCTCCAGGCCGTCGGCCAGGCGATGCTCTTTCCAGTGCCGCCGGAAGCGCTTATCCGACTGTTCCGTGCGGGTTTCCGAGCGCGTCACCGGGTAGGCCAGCAGCGAGGCCAGGTAGGAGCTGAAGGCCTCTGTGAACGTCGGGCTGAACTGCAGGGGATCGCTGACCTGCGCGGTGTAGAGCAGGAACAGGTCGTTGTCGTAGTCGGTCAGCAGGCTGCGGCCTTCGATCACCCAGGCCGCATGGCCGTCCGGCGCCGTGGCGCCGATGAAGCGGCCGCCGTGCCAGACCCGGCGCGCGGCGAGGCAATAGGGGTCGGTCGGCAGGGTGTAGGCGTAGCCATACTGGAAAGCCGGCGCGCTGGCCTGTTGAGCGAGCTGCTGCCGGCGCATGGCGAAGTTGTGCGGGTGCCGGGCCAGCAGGTGGTCGAGGGCGTCGTCGTAGAACTGGTTGCATAAGCGCGCAGGCTCGGAGTCCTCCGTCAGCGAGGCGATCGGCTGCTCGCGCAGCTTCCTCAGCGCCAGGTTGCAGATCTCGGTATCGGAGGAGGCCATCGACTACGTACCCCCGCCCTTGCCGGGCATCGCCCCTGGCCGCTTCACTTTCGACATCAGACCGGCCCCGGCAATGGCAGGTCGCCGCGGGCCACCCGGACGGCGGTTTCCTTGTCCAGGTTGCCGGCCATCTCGCGGCCGGTTGCGTCGAGCACCGCCCAGCGCCCGAAACCTCTGTGCGTCGCCGTCCAGTCCGGGCCGGCGTAGCGCTCCGCCGGCGACAGCGGTTCCGGGATTGGGACCGCCGGCGCCTCAGCTACCGGGATCGCCTCGATCTCGCCGCGCAGGTGCAACCGCACGCCGTCGTCGCCGATCGACGCCACGCGGACGTCGGCGATTTCGGTCAGTTGCCGCCACGCGCGGTCGGCGAACCGGCAGATGGTGATCGCATCGCCGACGCGCAGGTTGGCGCGCGCATCGAGGAAGAAGCGGTCGCTCAGCACGTCGGCGATCGGCAGTGTCGTGCGGTATTCGTGGTGTTGCTGAAACGGCATGGCGTCGGCCATGCACAGGTCGGCACTCTTGGCGCGGTGCTCCGCCATGCGCACAACTCCGTATCTGATGTTGCAGAAACAGAAACGGGGCGGGAGCTTCGGCCCCCGCCCCGCGCCCCGACAGGCGGGACGTTTTCAGTTCACGGCGTAGAAGAACATCACCCGCAGGCTCCCGGACGCCGGCAGCGCCGCGGTGCCGATGGTGATGAAGACGATCTCCTCTGCCGCCAGCGCCTCGCCGGCCTCGTCACCGGGCCCGAACAGGCTCGGCGTGTCGGTCGCCGTGAAGATCGCCGCCGCGCGGTAGCGGCCGGTGTCGCCACTGACGCCGACCGCCACCGTGGCCGTACCCAGCGAGGTATCGGTGATGAGCACGCCGTAGAGCGGCACCGCGCCTTTCGGAAGACGCGCCACCTCGATCGTGTCGGAGGTCCCCTGGCTGGCCAGGGTCACCTCTTCGACGAAACAGCGCACGGTGCCATCGACATAGCCCGGCGCGGGCACGGCGAGCGGCGGGACGCGCAGCTTCGTCATCTGCTGGCCATAGAGCGTAGCCATATCCTGGTTCTCCTCTTTTGCGTCCGGCTCAGCTGGTCGGGATCGCCGCGGTGTCGTCGAGGCTGCCCTCGATCACCCCGGTGTCGTCGATCAGGCAGGCGCCGGCCGAGAACATGTGGTTGACGAAGTGGGCGGCACGGTCGCCGTGCCAGGTGATGTCGGCCATGACCGACGGGTTGCCGGCGACGTTCTTGAAGTGCTTCGCCGTGCCGAAGCCGACCGCCTGCCAGTGGTAGCAGAACACCTTGGCCGTGCCGGTGCCCTTGCCGGGCAGGCCGGTGTGCATGCCCCACTTGACGCCGTTCCAGTCTTTCCAGCGCGGCGCGATGGCAGGACCGCTCTTGAACGGCAGGTCGGCCGGCGTGACGTAGTCGGAGTCCGAGAACTCCTCCACCGTCAGCGCCATCGACCAGGCCCGGGGCGTCAGCAGCCCGTAGGCCCGGCCGTCGTTCGGCACATCGTTGCCGAACAGCGCCTCGACCATCTCGATCAGGCTGTTGCGCACCGCCGCGGCACTGCTCACCGTCCAGGAGACGGTCGACTGCGTCGTTTCGTCGAGCTTGTTGGTGATCAGCTCGTCGGTCTTGCGGCCGAGCGCCCCGGCGCCGCCGATGGCGATGGCCTGACGTTCGTCATGGTTCGTCTTGGCCTCGTCCAGGGCGTCGACCCAGTCACCGGCGTAATAGTCCTCGAACCCGCACTCGATCGCCGTGTGATCCTGGTTCATCGGCGTGATCACGCCGTGCCGGGCCTTGGTCGTGGCCGTCCCCTTGCCGATCTTCTGGAACGTGGTCGAGGTGCCCTGCACGCTGCGCTTCAGGCGCACCGTGGGCAGCAGCAGCGAACCGCGCCGCTGGTACTCGTGGTGGACTTCGCGCTCGTACTGGCGCACGAAGGCCGTATCGATGGATGTGGACATCGCTGTCCCTCCTTACGGTTGAGGTTCAGGTGGATGTCCCGTTCCGCTTGATTGCCCCTGGACCGCCCCTGTGGGCTCCAGGGATCGCTGGGAATGGGCGAGTGACGCCGCCGTCGGGTCACCGGCCCGGCGCGATTGCCCACCTCAAGACAGGCCGCCGCAGCTTCATCGAGAGCGACGGCGAACCTGTCCGCCGAAGCCTCTTTAGGGGCGCAGGCGGATCGCTGCCGGTGATTGTCCGCTCGTGCGGAATGACAACGGCCACCACGGGGGTGGCCGCGTTCCTGTGTGTTCAGATGGCCGGAGGCGGCATCGCCGCCGCCCGCGTCGTCAGCGGCAGGCCGGCACCGTCAGGCCGTCGGGCAGCCGGGTGGCACCATCGCCGCAGGCGTCGTCAAGCTGCGGCTGGCGCAGGCCGCTGACACCGGTCAGCACCGCCCCGGACAGGTCGGCCTTGTACAGCCTGGCGTTCTTCATCGACGCACCGCTGAGATTGGCACCGACCAGAGAGGTCCGCTCGAACTTGGTGCCGGTCATGTCGGCATTCTGCAGCTGGGCATCGCGCAGGTCCGCGCGGTCGAAATCGGCGCCGGCAAGCTTGCTGTCGCGCAGCACGGCTTCGTCCATCTGCGCCCGCTCCAGGTCGGTGCGCCGCAGGTCGGCACCGCTCAGATCCGCCCCGCTCAGGTTGGCCCGCTTCAGCTCGGCCTCGCGCATGTCGCAATTGCGCAGCGATGCGCCGGCCAGATCGGCCTTTTCCAGGTCGACCTCGCGCATGTCGGCCTCGTCCAGTTGGGCCCGGTGCAGTTTTGCCTTCTCGAAATCGGTACCTGCCAGCAGCGCCCGGCGCAGGTCGACGTCCTTCAGGATGGCCGACTCCACCTCGGCCCGCCGCAGGTCGGCACCGCTCAAGTCGGCGCTGCTCAGGTCGACGCCCTTGAGCTCGCTTTCCCGCAGGTTGGCGCCTTTCAGATCGGCGCCACGGAGGTCGACGAGCCGCAGGTCTGCCCGGCGCAGGTCGCAGCCCGGACAGGCCTTGCTGCGCGTCAACTGGTCGAGATCGGCCTGATCGAATGCCTGCGCACTGGCTGTCACCGCCAACAGCAGGGTGCCGGCGAGGACGCCGCCAAGGCCACGCCTGAAAACCTGTTTTCCCCCGTTTTCGGCGCCGGAACGGCGATGACGTTGCGGCGTCACACCACCGCCGGGTCCGCATACAGGCGCCACCGACGCCGCTTGAAAAGACAGAACCATGATCGAACACCCCGGGCATGCCAGCGGACGCTGGCCTCCATGTCATAGCAAATGCCCGGGTTTTCAACAGTTTTGTGACATTCCCGGCATTTTGCCTCTGCCCGCCTTGACCGGGGAAAAGATCGGCGGGAAGCAGCTCTACCCCGCCGGATGCACGCTCCTGGTGCCGTACAGGGCCTCGTTGATCTGCCGGGCCCGGCGCTGCTTGGCCTCGTCCTGCCAATAGTCCGGCTCGGCCATCAGGCCGTTCAGCTCGTCGACCAGGGCGTCGTCACTGCGCCCGAGGTCGCGTTCGCCCCGGGCCAGGAACTTGTGATCTTCGAAACTGGGCGAGATCCGCGCCAGCGCCGCCACCAGCGGCGCCGCCCAATCCTCGGGGCGCTGGCCCAACTGCAGCGCCGCCTTCTCATCGGCGTCGAACAGGATGTCGGCAACGCGCCGGGCTTTTTCATAGTTCGCCGCTGCGTCCTCGCCCCAGGTCCCGTGCAGTGCCTGGTGGGCGCGCCGGTGCTGCTGCGCCACCTCGGCCTGCAGCGCCTGTTGGCTTTCGACCTCCCAGCTGACCAGGGCTTCGAACTGCCGCTGCGGCAGGCCGATCTCGAACGCCTTGTCGCGGAACAGGTCCAGCTTGCCCTCGTCCAGCACCACGCCGTCGGGCGCCTCGGGCGCACGATAGCCTGCCGGCGCCTTGGGCCGACCCAGCCGTTCCTGGAAGCGCGCCAGTGCCTCAGGCTTGGCATCCGCGCCGGGCGGAAACAGCGCCTGCCCCAGGCGCGACTCTAGGTCGGCGTAACCGGCGACGAAGTCGGCGAAGCTCTTGAACTTGCCCGCCGCCTTCAGATGTTGTGCCGGCACGTGGCGCAGCCAGTCCGGCGAGTCCAACCCGCCGCTGGCGTCGGCCGGATCCGTGTTCACGTCCGGCGGGGTCGCGGCGGCATCGTCGTTGTCGCCGCCGGCCATCGTCGCCGCAGCGGCGTCGGGCGTCGGCACGACTGTCGTGTCCGCGCCGCTCGCCGGCGCGCTGGTCGCATCCGCCGCCGCGTCGGTCGTGGTCACGGGCTCGCTGCTCGGGTCATCGCTCATAGCTGCTCCAGGGTTCCAACAGGTTGGTGGTCATCAAGGTCGCTTGGCGGAGCTGGCGGACCGCCTGGCCGGGTTCTTCGGCGGCCACGGTCAGCAGGTCCTCGATCCGCAACAGCACGTCACGCTGGGCCGCCCGCAGCTCGGTCTGCCGTGGCGAGCGGCCGATGGTGCTGCGCTGATAGCAGCGCTGCAGGTCGGCCAGGACCAGCCGTCCGGCCGGTGACGCGAAGCAGGCACGGTACTGCGCAGCGATTTCGACAACTTTTTCTGCCCCGGCCGCCGGCGCCGAAATCTGCCGCTGACGCGGGCGCTCCGGGTCGCGTGGATCGTCCGTCATGGCCTCACTCCGCCCCGCGTCATCGGCCTGAAATCCATGCCTGGAAAGGTTTTCCGCCCGACGGGGCGGTCAGGACCAAGAGCCCAAGTCGGGCCCGGTCACGGCTCAGAACAGACTTGTGCCGCCGCAGAAACGGTTTGCCGTCATCTGTCGGCGTCTCAGACCAGCCGCAGTCTTTGAGAGTTCGTTTACCATTTTGTGGTGTCTCAGTACTGCTACTCACTGGAGGTTTATGCATCCCGGTATCGACAGAAGCAGTTACGGAGCTTGAATAATGGCAACTGCCCAGAGAGCAACCAGCAAGAGCCGGTCCCGGGCCGCCGTCGCGGCCAGGGCCACGCGCCGCAAAGCTGCGGCCAAACCGAAGCGCAAGGCGGCCACGACCCGGCGTAAAGTGTCGGGTTGCGCGGGATTGTTTTGACGGAGCTGGCGTAGTCAGAGGTATCTCGTTTCTCAGGGAGCGCCTCGGATCATGCACGTAAAACTGCACGCCAATGCGACCACCACGCCG